AATCGTCACTAACGGAGTAGATGGCTCCGCAGGGACTATCACATTTGACAAAGGTACTGCAACAGGAGATATCTCTGCTTCTAATGTGATTAAAAAAGGTTCTGTATTTACAATTGCTGGCGTTTATGCCAAAGACGTGTTGGGAAAAAATACAACTAATCTCAAGGCTTTCGTTGTGCAAGAAGATGCAACAGGTACATCGTCAAAAACGATTACGCTCAAAGTTGGTGCGTTCTCAAACACTGGAGCTCACGCCAATGTCAGCGTCATGCCAGCAGCTAATGACACTCCAACTCCTGTTAACTGTAGGGCGGCAAAAACATATTCTGTTGTTTTCGTTTTCGAAAAAGGGAATATCGAGTATGATCCTGTCGAACTAAACACCGCTGGTTTTGAATCCGTTTCTGTTTCTGGGATCGATTCCAAAATCAAAACAACTGCATTAGTTAGTGGCGACATCAACACGCTAACAGCAAAGTATCGAATTGATTCGGCCTTTGTAACTGGCGGTATTGATGACCGTAGAGCCGCTCTATTGTTTGTAGGAATCTGATAATTAAGTTGTACATATAGACTTAATTTATCTATATTATTTATTAACCCTACCTGTCTGGGTAAAAGGCAGTGCGAAGAGTTTTTTTTCGTGCTGTCTTTTTTTTATTAGGATTAAAATGACAATAAGAGATATCATTACATTAATAGCGGCAGACATTAACTACACGAGCGGAAATAATTCCGTCGGGTTAGAAGAAGCAAACCGAATTCTTTCATTGATGAATAGATGCATTAACATCTATAACACGCAAGGGCTACTGTCTTTCAATTATCACAGCGAAACACCACAAAAAATAAATGGAAATTACTTTGTAAGTAACGGAATAGATGTTGCTGCGTTGTATGTATTATGCAATTCAAGCAAGCTACGCATAAAGCAAGTACAACTAACATCTCTTTATGAGCTTACTAATAGTGGTGTGATGCCATCACTATTTTCTATAAAAAGAAATATAGATGTAAATGGTGTTCGAATGATTCAACTTTTCTTTGATACAAAAAATGTTGCGTATGAATTAGAAGCCGTTATAAAAGAAGACTTGCCTGCATTTAATTTGAACGACGAATTTACGCTGCCCCCAGAATATCAAAACCTTTTAATTAGTGACGTTCAATTACGCTTACTTGTGAATGATGATATTTCCCCAAGCTCGTTACTTTATATAGAAAAGAAAAGAGAATTTGAAGAAGTAAAAAAATTAATTAAGGAAGCAAACTTCAAAAATTATGATTTTGGAGAATATGCAATAAGCAAGTTTGATAAGTTCAATGCAGGTTTGTTCCTATGAAAAAGCTTCTTAATTCATTTACTGGTGGATCGTCAAAGTACAAAGATTTAGATTTTCTTTCTCATGAAGAAAATTTTAATATGTTCCCAGAAACACTTGAGTCTAATGAGCATTATACAAATAAAGTTTTAAAAAGTCTTACTGGATCAAGAACGATATTATCACAATTAGGTGGATTTTGCCGAGGGCTATACATTGCATCAACAAGTCCGCTGACAAGCTATAACGCTGGAACCCCTTTGCTATATGGCGTTTATGGGTCGAAGGTTTATAGAATATATAATAATTTTTCTTATGATTATATAGGAGATGTTGCAGATAATAGTGAGCCTGTATCTTTTGCGGAGACAAGCGGTGTTCCTGCACATCTTTGTATCTGCTCATCTTTTAATATTTACACTATTAATTTAGAGACTGAAAGTTCGTTAGTATCTGTTGATGTAATGGAGTTGCCAAAAAAGGCTGGAGAGCTAACAAGCATAAGGCCGACAATGATCACGGCTTTGAATTATAGAATAATTTGTAATGATAAAGATAGTGATTACTTTTATTATTCAGAGCTTGGAAAGCCGAATGGCATTAATAACAATTACGCTTTCTACAAGTATATGACAAGATATACTTTCATAAAAAAGGACGGAACTTTAGTAACAGCAGACGATAATCAATACTACCCACCTTCAGAAGGTTCATATGTTGAAGGGACTTTAGTCACAGAAGATGTATGGATGGGATCGCTTAACTACATAAAGGCCGAGTTCAGAAGCGACAACATAGTAGCTATAAAGGCAATGGATGATTATCTATTTGTTATCGGTTATAGTTCTTATCAAGTATATAGGTGGCAAGATAATATCAACATTCCTTTTATAACATCTACAAAAAATAGTTCAATAGGATGTAAGGCACCATATAGTGTTTCATCAATTAATAACAAATTAATTTTTTTAGGTGCATCATCAGTAGGTACAAATGCAATTTGGGTAAGTGATGGGCAGGGAATAGAAAAGATTTCTTCAGCATGGATAGAAGAGCAAATAGAAAGCTTTACAAGAACAGATGATGCTTTCTCATTTTGTTATGTTGATGGGAAACATACATTTTACGTTATATCATTCCCTTCTGCTAATAGAACTTATTGTTATGACTTTGATGAAAATGAATGGCACACAAGAGCGACAAGAGACATCAACAACGAACAAAAATGTTGGTTTCCTGCGTTCGCTATAAAGTATTCTGACAAAATAATAATGGGTGCTTTCAATGAAGACAAATTAATTTATCTAGATAAAAATAAATATACAGATTACAACGACAAAGTAATAGAACGCTCAAGAACAACGGGAATAATAATAAACAATTTTAAAAAGATAATCATTCATTCTTTAGAAATAATTATTAATTCTGGAAAAACGAATGTAGAAAAAGAGTACGACGAGCAAATGAATGGGGCAACGCCTGAAGGGTACAATCCTAATGTAATGCTTATGACAAGCGTAGATGGGGGCTATACATGGGCTGGCGAAAAGTGGGCAAAGGCTGGGCGTATCGGAGAGTACAACTCAAGATGTGTTTTTAGAAATATCGGAAGGGCACAAAGAATTGCGTTCAAAGTAACGATGACAGACCCAGCCCCTTTTAGTATTTCTAAAGCTATTATTGATTATACAGAGTGCGGTAGATAAATGATAACAAGCAACGTAATAAATCCATATTCTTCAGAAACAAAAGACTTACTTCCGTTGGTATTAATAAAGAACGGCATGGTCGGACTTCTCCAATCAAATGGATTAGTTAATTTATCTACAATTAAAAAACTAAATCTTCCAAATGCTGTATATGACTACACATTAGACTTTAATTTTTATCAAAAAATAAACGGTGTTAATTTGTACCAAAGAACAAACAAAATTTATATTTGTAAGGAACAGACATCATTAGATATTTCATTAGTCGGCCTTGCGTTTATCCAAGCAAACTTAATTTTAAAACAATGAGGAAAAAAAATGTCAATAGGTAGTTCCATTAATAGCGCCATTTCAGGTGTTACAGATGCATTCGGGCTTACTAACGTAGAGAGTACAAAAAAGGCGTATGATAAAGCACAGAGTATGTTACAAGATATTCTTGCGCAATCAGGACAAACATATAGCCAAATTTTGGAATCAATAAAAGGGACTGGCCGCAGTCTGCAAGATCAGCTGGGCGGATCTGCTTCAGTAAGCGATTGGATTAATAGCATTAAAGAGGCTGGCAATAAAGACTATTCAGTTGACTCATCGAAAGTAAGCGATTTTGATTGGGACAAAACAGTAAGCGATTACTTAGACCCCAATGCATCATATATGATCGACCAAGCGACACAAGCCGCACAAAACACATTAGCTGGCCAAGGTGGGCTATTCAGTGGTGGGGCAGGGCAGCAACTGCAAGCGGTTGCTAGCGATAAGGCAAGGGAGCTATACGGCGATGCTCAAGAACAAATGAATAAAGAAAAATCATTTGATTATAACAAGTTACTTGACGAGTTGAATATTGATGTAGGAAATGTAAATCGTGAACAAAATCAAGATGCGGCTTATAGTTCCAACTTGGGAAATATTGCTAGTGCTTATCAAACAGCAGTGAGAGACACACAAGAGGGCGTAAGCAACGCCCTATTATCTAAATTACAAAATGACTCTTCTATTCAGCAGGCATTAGCAAACATGGGCATTTCGGAAGCCTCTGCGGCACCATTTTTGGGTTCGATATTAGGCGATGTCATTGGTGTTTATTCCGCAGTAAAAGGAGGAGGAAAAAGATGACTGATTTTAATTTATTCAGATTTCAAAATCAATTAAACACAAAGCCTTTAGAAGAAGGTCTTGCGAGAGATTATGAAAATGCAGGCCGCTCTATTGGTGGCTTGATCGGATTAGGATTAAAGATAAAAGGGAATAAAGAAGCGGAACAAAAAAACGCTGCCCTCGAAAAAAATAAAAAAGACTTTTTACAATTTCTTGACAATTACGGTAACGGCTTAACAGATGAAGCTATTATGAGAGAAGGGAATAGATACGGATTCCCAGAAATTGCCGCTCAATTTGTAGAAGCCAGGTCAGGACGATTAAGCAGAGAAGAATCACTAAGAGCAAGAGCCGCCGCCGAAAAGGAAAGTAGAGACACAGGGAAAGCTATAGGAGAGAGCAATCGCTTAACATTGCAATCAAACATCCAAGACCTTGAAGACAACATAAACAATTTGACACTACAGATAAAGTCACGCTCTAAAGAATCGCAAGAGGCTAGGAATCTAGCGGCTAAAAGGAATGCTCTTAAAAAAAGAGCAAACGATATGAAGAAAAATTATGAAATAAAATTTGGTCCTTTTGAATCTAATTTAATTGACGATGATAAAATAGAAACAGATGATTCTGTATATGAAGAAATCGAAAGTATAGTAGATAGATTAAAAGATAACGATAGTTTTATTAAAGAATTTTCTGGGTTATCAGATACTTTTCAATCACTAGAAAAAGATGACGCATCAAAAACTTTAGATAAATTAAAGTTGTTTGAAAGTAAATTAGAAAAAAACAAGAGTGCGTTAAAAGATAGAAAGGATAAGGCTTATAAATCAATTGAAAACTTAAAAAACAAAACTGTAAAAGGTGGAAACGTAAGCAATAACCGATTTATTCTTGATGACATTGCAGCCTTGCATAAAGTTGTGTACGGTAAAAATCTATCAAGAAGCGAGGTAGTAAACACGTACAAACTAAACTTGGTTGAAGGAGAGGATTATTAATGTCAAAAGGTATATTTTATCCAATCGACTTCGGAGACAAAGAGAAAAAAATAGTTGAAAAAAACTATTCTAAAATCATAGAGCTTGATAGGCTTCTGCGTGATGGCTCTATTGACGAGAGTGAAGCCGCAAAAAATGAATTATTGAAAATGTTTGAAACTCGTTTTGTGAGTGATATTTTCGAGCCAGTTAAATATGCTGAAGAGATAGCGACAAGAAAAAGGAGAGATAGAGAGGAAGAAAGCCGCAAGTCATTAAAAGATGCTGGTGATAGAAAAACTCCATTGTTGACACCAGAGGACATTATAAAAGCATATAAGCCGATTGATGAAGAAGGCAATTTGTATGTAATGGCAAAGGCACCTAATGAAAGCGACAAGGCTTTTATCTCAAGACAAAAGGCCGCATTTAGCAACATGGGGTTACCTTGGAATACAGAAGCTAAAAGGCTTGTATCTTCTGTTATGCAAGATGCTGGAATAAAAGGGGCAAGAGCTAAAGTAGTTAGTGATTACGACAAAAGTTTGGGTGGGTTTGCTTCTTCATTTGTTATTCCAAGAACAAAAGAAAGTGTAGAAAAAGATATTTTGGAAGGCGGTGAAGGGAAAATAAAAAAAGGAGACCTGGCTCTTGATATCGGTGAAAACTTAGCACAAACAGCAGCTCCTTTTTCAAGACTGTTTAAAGGAGTGAAATATTCAAAAGCTATTCCAAGGACAGTTGGAAACGCATCTTTTGCCCCTGTTGTTTCCGAAATAGCAGATGCTTTGTATTACGATGAAAAAACAAATAAAGACCGTGCTAATCCATCTCTTTTTGATATCGTCACGGCGGCAGGATTAAATACAGCCGCTGATTACAAGGCAATGACAAGAGGAAGGCAAGCTATGAGAGAGGCTGGCATCCCTATTACAGGCTATTCAAGGAATTATTTAGGACAAAAAGAATTAAAAAGAATGACAAAAGAAAATGCGGTTAAAAATAAAGAAGAGGCCGCTATGAATCTTAAAAGGATTCAAGAGCTTCCAAACTTTATTTCAGATGCACAGACGTTAAAAGACCCAAACAAAATAAGAAAAGCAATTCAAGAAAAAGGCTATTCTATAGATGAGTTAGAATCCTCTTTTCCAAGCGTGCAAGCTTTTGACGATTGGTTAAACGGGCGTGTAGTATTTGAAAACATTGAAGATATAGATAACTTAACGATTCCACTTTTAAAGAAGGCAAGAGCCGACTATCAAAAAGCATCTTCAGAAGCCGCCGAGGTTATTATGAAGAGTGCTGAAAAAAAAGGAAAGGGGGTATTCGGTTATTTTAAGCCCAAAAAACCTGCAAGATTCTCTAGAGTAAAAGATGATTTTGTAAAAGAAAAAGATTTTGAAAAAGGTAAAGAAATTGTAGACAACCTTTTAGCAGCAAAAAAGAAAAACCCATTTGACAAAAAAACAAATAATTTTTTTATGGGCGAGTTAAAAAGAGAAGGTTTTACAAACAAAGAGATTGCTGGCATGATGCTTGATAAAGGCTATCAGCCAAGTGTGACCGAATATACCAGCGGCGTTTTTAATCAAGTAATTAAAGAGCGAGAGAAATTAAAAAACGCAAAGCCAATCAAGCCAAAAGCAATAAAGAAAGACAAATCTTTTGAGGCATTGTCAGAAAATCCAGAAGCATATCGAGTTTTGGGAACTGGGGAAAAAGTTAGTGCAGCGGAGAAAGCGAAGTATGAGCAAAGCTTGCCAAAAAAAATGCCGTCGCAATTTAAAGAAAATATTACAAGTCCAGAAAACAGACAAAATATTTTTGACTTAGTTAGGGGCTACGCTATTAGAGAGGCTTCGCCATTTGTTTCTGGCTCACTGACTAGAGATATAGAGCCATTCTTTATGGATGATATTGAGGAAGAACGACTAGACAAAAAAAAGCTAGATGAAAAGAAATCTTTAGAAAAAAAACAATTGTTTAAGAAATTGTATGGACGTTAGTTTATATGTTATTATCTAAAGCACTAAAAATGAGTAAGTCTAAGGCGAAGCGGATAAGGAATACCGCTTGGTATTCTGGAAACATTGAAGCCGACGGAAAGATAGACAAAGACACTTATTACAAAAGTTCTTACCACTCAAACATTAATCCTCAAAAATCAAAAAAGGGAACTTGTAACTATTGTTTAAGATGTAATGGCCGTATTTTTAAAGGATCCGATTTAATTTTGGCGAATGGAGAATTCGGTCATCATCCAAATTGTAAGTGTTCTTTTACCCCAGTGGAAAAGGGCGTAAAGGTGAAAAATGGATTTGTGACAAATAAAGATTACGGTGCAAGAAAAACGCTAGACGCAAGAAGCATGAAGGCTTTACCTATTTCGCAGCTTGGAATGATCGCAAGAAAAAGAGGCTTTGAAAACAAGATTGCAGATAAAGGAAGCATCATGAAATACATTAAAAACTCGAGGTACTAAATGGACATTTTATTTAGCGGCGATACAAGAAGGATGTTTTTAGATTTAAATCAAAAGCCATTAAATGGGATGGTTCAATTTTTAGATTATGGAACTAGCAACCAGAAGGCTATATATAACGAAGAAGGAACGCCGATAAGCAACCCTGTAAGCTGTTCTTTTGGTACGTTGGAAACATCAGTCAAACTCGTTGGAAAATATACTGTTAAGCAGTGGCTATATGTTGGGAATGGCGACCCAGTAAGCGATTGGGCTGATGATGATTTAAGAGCTTTAAACTTTATAATTGATTCGACTTACCCTGCATTTGGTGATTCATTACAAGCACCAATAACGGCAACGAATATTATTTCCGTTGACACAATCGATGCATTAAAAAACATTAATACAGAGTCTAATCTGATTTTAGTCAAAGGATATTACACACTAGGTGACTGCCCATCAAGATATTTTTTCAGAGATAGTTCTGGTACGGCGAATAGCGGAAGCTGCTTTAAATCAAACAACGGTGAATATTATTGGAAATTGCTTTTAACATCGAGCGAGATTGACGCTTCATGCTTCGGAATAGTCGCAAGACAAGGCTATAACTATCATGTAGAAATGGCTGATTTTTCTTTATTCTGTTTACAAAACAGAATAAAAAAAGCAATATTCAAAGATTCCATTTGGTTTAGTGGCACGGCAGATTTTGGTTATACGTGTTTTGTACAAAGTAATATTATTTATAATATGTTTACTGGTACTGGAAGCATTATATGCAGCGACACGAACATTATAACTACTGGACTTGGCGGATACTTTACTTTGTATGCAGAAGAACAAAAATCTTCATTAAGAGCAATAAGAACATACTGTAAAAAATTAATAATAAATAGTTCTTTAGATGGTAGCACTTTACAAAATTTATTTTTAGATTTCCATGGTGCCGGAACTATTAGTAATTGCATTATTTTTAACTGCGTTTTTTCAAATGCTTATAATGGATGCTTGTTAAGTGGCAACACATTCAGCAACGTACATGAAGTTCGTTCAAGTTGGTTTTCAGAAACATCTATTGCTATCGGACAATACACTGGGATAATAAAATTTATTATTGATTCTATTTGCGAGGTTACTTTGTCCGAAAGTAACGTAAACACATCTTTTGTTTTTGAAAAACTTGGTGGTAAATTAAAATATACTGGCTCAAATATTAAGAACATTGAATGCTCTGAGCCTTTATATAACAGCCTCGACGGCCTTCTATACCCTTCTGGTTTTAATGAAGTAAAGATAGACTGGTACCTGAATAAAAAAGAAGCGTTAGTAGCTTTTGGATATATTGATTTATGCAACAGAGATATCATTATCGGAGATAGCGTTACTTTTAACTCCAACAAAAAAATAAGAAATGGCACTTTAAGGTTACAGGATATAACATCTTCTTTTGATTTGTCTATGACGGATGTGAATTTATTTGCATATATGACAGTAAATAATTTGACCGCTCATAATTGTTGGTTCAATTCGAATTTAGGACACTTAACATTTACTAATGCCGTTTTTCACAATTGTAGAATAACATCAAATAGAGATTTAAATCTTACGGCTGTAAATATGGGAGCATATAACAGCGTGTTAGATTGTAATTTAATTATCACAAATGGATTAAGAACTATAAATACAACAGCAAAAGACGTGACGCTTGACGGAGTCGCTGTTTTATGCGACACAAAGTCAAGCACGTTTATTGACTTCATTCTACAAAGCACTTCATTTGGAAAAATAATTTCAATCGGTTGCGACTACAATAGTATTGAATTTGTTGGAACTGGTACTGAAATTCTTATTATAAAAATAACAGATGCACACATTGCAGACGAAATAAAAAGCACAGGAACATTTGATTTGACAGCTGGTGCGGATGGATACACGAAACATAAGATATGCTTTAAAAACATTACTTTTGATAATGAAAGTAAAGCAGTGTACACTAATGTCGTTACAAATACATATAACTCTATTGGGGATTATCTTTTCTACTTAAGTGGAGATAATTACTTAAACGCATCAAATCGAAAAGAAGTAAGCATGAGACTTAGAGGTGATGCAGATCCAGCCACGACAAAATGGTTTCTCCCATCGGGTGCAATAGACGGCCTTTATACAGAAGTGATAATGTATCCTTTTAATCGAAAAACAATAATTGAGAGATAAAAAAATGTTAAACAACGAAAACTACGGCTATTTAGTTCACCCACTTTCGCAATTTATGGACGACAATCTAAAGCCTCTAACAAGTGCATATTTAAAAGTATTCTATGCAGGTACAAGTAAAAGTGCATATACATACAGCGATTGGGAAGGTACTCTTAACACTTCCGATATTATGCTGAGCATGAACGGATCGGCTAATGTGATAGCTGAAAAAAATAAAGCGTATAAAGTAATGTTATGTGATGCGTTACATCCACCATCTAACCCTATCTGGGTAAAAGATAATTTGTATGTAATAAGTTCAGAAATAGAAGTATTGATTGAAGAATCACTTAGCGAAACGATTGAACACATAATAGAAGTATTGATTGAAGAATCACTTAGCGAAACGATTGAACACATTTTAGATTTGTCAACTCTCGACGAAGAAAACTCAACATTCGACGTAGTACTAACTGCTAATCGCAACAACGCTATTTCTTTTGTAGGATCGAGCGAACAAACTGCAACCGTTGCGATTGAAATAGAAGATGACAAGCCGTACCATATCCAGATCGATGGAGCCTGTACCCTTGCAATCACTGGTATTGAATGGTGGGGCGATGCGATAACGGATATAACGAATAAATCAGAAATTAACATCATGAATGGCCGTGCCATTGGAGTACTGATAGATGTATGATATGCTTGCAGCTAGACGCAGAATCATAATGGCAAAGAAGAAGCCGCCTTTTCACGTTTGGGATGGCAGTAGAGACTATTCATTTTTTGACGCAGGGGCTTCGACGTGGTATATTGACACGCCAGAAAAATGGGCGGCTTTGTGCATGATAAGTTTAGGTATGGATGCTGCTGATGGCTCGGGCTTGACTAATGCTAGAGCTGCAATGGTTTATAAAAATATCGAAGTCACAGAAGATCTATACTTCAATGATAACTATACAGAAAACTTTTCTTGGGAAACAACATATCAGAATGATTCTGAAAAAGATATTTTAAATAATTTTGCTTATGTGTTAAGAGCAGATGGGCAAAGAGTCGCATTATATTTAGAAGCTTATTGTCAAAATTTTAATGGGAATTTCCATAAAATTGTTGGGATGTATGCATCTTCATATTCTTGGACAAGATGGCACCCAGGCATCATCACTAACCCTTATAATAATGTTAGGAATATTTCTTTTGAATACTGTACGCTAAAAAATGGTATGACTAGAGAAGGAGACCTATCAGGTCATTCTAATTTTTTCCCTTTCCTCATTTTTGATGAAGATAACTCTGCGACGTATAAAAATATTCGTGCTTATCATTGCAAAACAATTGGCGTATGTATAAGTAATTACCTTGGCAAAGGTTTTTTAATTGGCAGCAGAAATCCTTCGCCAGCGTCATCAGCAATAATGCAGAACTTAAGCGTTCAAAATTGTCAAGCGATGCTTAATTTTTCTAGCCCTTATTATTACGACTGGCGTGAGCACGCTTTTGTTCATAATGATTCGAGAAACAAAAACTATAAATTTATACACACTTTTGAAAACGAAAATCTAGTTCCTTCTCAACCTTTAAGGAACACGTATCAAATTGAAAACAAAAACCCGTACGGCGGATATATAACACCAGCTTCAGAATCAAATGTGTACACATTCGGAAATGTAGGTACAACTACTGTGAATGAGACATCAATTCTTCAAACAATGTCAAGCAAAGCCGCTCTAATCGCACAAGTGAACGCAGATATAACGGCTAATGCAAGCGGTGACCTATCGCTATTAGATGCTAACGGAAATTTCACAGGAGTATGCCCATGATTCTCTTATGTGATGGAACTAAACGGAACAAGCGTTTAATATTTAATTTTATGCATATAAAGTAAACTATGATTAATTATATTATACTTAATATGTACAAAGTAAACTATGTTATTAATAATAATATGAACGAAATTCAAAGAATGAAAAGAAACTTCAGAGCTACAAAAGCTTGGAAGGATTTACAAAGAAAAAAGAAAATCCAACAGCTAGGTTGTTGTGCTGTGCTTATGACTAAATTAACTCGTACTGCTAATCTTCATCACATTAATTTAGATGCAACAAAATACACCGATTTATCTAACGAAGATAATTTTGTTTATTTGTCTAATAAAGTACACGATTGTGTACATCTTCTATATGGATCTAAGTGCGGATGGCGTAACGCTATTGGGCGTTTAATAGAAATCCTTGAAAAAA